TTGGGCATTCATGTCGCCCTTGTAAGCACGGGCATGAAGATCGCCGATGGTCTTAACTTCGTTATTCAAAAGCGACTGCATGTCCATCGCTCGGTTGTATTTGATCCGTTCAAGGTTGGGTTGGGATTTCTCAAGAACATTTTGCATCCGCTCTAAGACGGCCCAAGGTTCCGCATCCTGCAAAGCCTGGCGGGCTACATTATCCCTTGTGGTCTGCTGCATTTGCGACTGAACCAACGGCATGGTCTCTTGAGGTCGGAAACCAGCGCTGTTAAAGTTAGGGGCGCTATAGTTTCCGGGGCGGAACAATCCATCCGCGTTTACGGCATTAACATACTGCGCCGGTTGCATCTGCTGTTTGTTTGCTGCTCCTAAGGCCATAAATTATCTCCCGAACAAGGGCACGGTATTTCGTGAAGACCAAGACGCAGCTGGCGAATACGGGCTGAAGCTTCCGGCTCCGCCACCGCCAAGACCACTTGCCTTTGGAATAGGAGTCGCACCAAAAGACGAAGATCCACCACCACTCGCCCCATTGCTCCCTCCAAAGATTCCGCCCAAGCCACCCAAGAGATTGCCCATTCCGCCAAGCCCACCGGAGGACCCAGCCGCCCCACCGCCGATACCGCCCAAAGCGGATACACCAGAAAGCAGTCCACTGGCCAAGCCACCAAAACCCTGGCCACTGACCGCGCCTTCGATACCACCACCCAAGCCAGAACCAATCTTGGCTCCAGCCATCGTACCGATTCCAGGAGCAATGAAAGAACCTGCGATAGCCCCGAGTCCACCACCGATAAGACTGCCAAGCCCACTGCTTCCGCTGGATTGATACTTCATCAAGTCATAGTTGTACTTGTTCATGGCGTTGGTGTTCGACGTGTTTGTATCTGCAATGGCCTGCTCGTTCTTGATTCCGGTGTTGTAGTACCGCTGTTGATTCTCGATGTCGTTATTATACGTGGTCGTGTAGTTGGTCAGGTTCGTATTAAACGCAACCTCTTGGTTTGAGATGGCTGTATTTGCGTCCTGCCGGGCTAGGACATCTGCGGGGCTGAACAAAAGATCGGTGGGCTTGACCGGAGTTAGCGCATTGGCATCACCCAGAAGAGTTTGATAGTTTTGAAGCCCCGCGTTCTTCATGTCCATTGTGGTAGCGCCAAAGTCGCGAGCGGTAAGGTTTCTTGCTCGTTGGCTGGAGGAGCCGGCGCCCGAAGAGAAATCCCTGAAGGCCGCGCTGCCAAACAACTGATCTTCCACGTCCTGGGGAATTTGACCCCGCATTTGGGCTGAAACCGTATCCGCCGCGGATTTAAGATTATCCATCGTCCCAGGGGCAACTCCCTCAAGGGTGTCTTGCGCTGATTTATTGGCGGCATTGGAGAAACCTTGCAGATCCCCAAGGACGCTCTGCTGTTGCATGAAGTCCGGGTATGCATTGAGGTAAGAGCCAAGATCGTTTAGATCCAAGTTTAGAAGTTGACCAAGTTTCTCCAGATCAATCTGAGAAAACTTCGGAGCCTGAAGTTCTGGTGGTTTAGGAGGACTTTTCTTGCCGCCCATATTACAGCCCCATCCTGGCTAGCCGGTCGAAGAAAGACGCCGGGTAGATCGATATGCGATCAAAATGTTTATGTCTGGAAAAACCTACATGTGTAGGCCGTCCGAGGTTTTCAAATACAGGTTTAATCATGCGACCCAAACCCCCATGCAAAAGACTGACCGTCCAGTCTACCCAGAGCAGCTTGCCGTCGGCTTTATGAGCCCAGCGATCGCGAGCCTGCTCAGGACCATCAACTCTGCGAAACAAAGTAACCCCTTGCACCGCCTTGTATTTGTTTACATCCCGATCCAGAACAAGGGCCATATTCTGCATATGCCATTGGACGGTCTTTTCCGGCTCCTGGCAGTGAGGAAGCATGACTTTCACAAAATCGATGGTTTCCTGTATAAAGGGAGGATTGGCCGGGGTCATGTGTATTGTCACTATTCTGCCAGTAATAATATACAGATCAACAACATTTTAAGGTGCAGGGGTTTCCTGCTCTGGGACCGGATCCTGGGCGGGTACGTCTGCGGGTAGCGGTTCATTACCTTCGGCCAGCCATTTTAGATAAATTTGATAGTCACCGTTGGCTGGGTCGAATGGGACACAAGCGTTATCCTCAACGCGTAAAATAACGGTATCATTTACCCTATCCCCAAACATTACATGTTTATACTTTTTCATTTATACTATTTCTGCGTTGAATTCAATAAATCCGGTGGTGCCAGCATTTACAAATAAAGCCTGAGAATAACCGGCAGCTCCAGCTGAAGCATTTGCTGTGTACAGCAAAGTAGATATTGTAGTCGGGAGATACGATAAAAGCGCCGTCGGTGCGGTAAGCGTATTCCTCAGAATAAGTGTAGAAAGAGCTGATGAAGAAAAGACTGGAGCAACCCTCATTTCAACCGGAAAAGTGTACACGCTCTCCCATTGTGCCGCCGAATACATGTAACCATTGCATATTGAAGTGTAATTCCCAGCTGAGGGACTGCCTCCGTGTCGACTGTAATACCTCTTACACAACGCCAACTCCGTACCAATCGGCCTGCGCTCAAAGTCGGTTGCGGTTGAACCTGCTTCAAGTTGGACTCCTGTGATGTACACAGAATCATCAGCACCAGCAGTCCCTGTGGGTGTCCATTGGAAGAATTCTCCAACCTCTGTTACACTACTTCCAGCAGTTCCAGTAATTGTGTATCTAGTCCAAGTGGTGGTCAGCGTAATTGTTGCGGTTGCAATACCTGTTAAACCAGTATAAGCATAAACTCTTTGATCTGTTCCTGTTCCAGTAATTATCTGACTAAGAAGAAGTCCACCGCTATAATTTGATCCAGCCCTTGCCCAGAATGACAGTGTTACTTGACCGCCAGCTAGGTCAACTGTGTTTGACGATTCGTTTGATCCCCATAAAGCAACAGCTTGTGTGGATGTATTCCCAGCAGTACGCTGTAATTTTAACGAGAATTCAAAACCAGATGGAACGCTTGTACTCCTAGAGACAGTTGCGCCAGTATCATCCGACCCACGGTTAACCCCCCATCTGTCAGCAGTATAAAAGTTAGAAGTCGTTGTGGGATTCGAGATTGTAGTTCCCCGCTGCCAGATCCGCATGTCACCATTGATGATGCGGTTGCGGAAGCCAGTCTGAGCAGAGGTTTTCTGTAGACTGCCGTCATTGAAGGTGATTCCGTTAGTTCCGTGGATTGAGGTGGGCATAAATTATCCTTCGTACATTACGTTGACGGAACCAGAATCAAAAGTATCTGTTGCGTTGGCTGACAGGATTTGAACTCGATTTAAAACACCCGTCGTAAGAACTTTTGACCCACCAGACATAATTGTAGAATTTGTACTGCCTGTCCATTGATATGTTCCTGAGGATGTCCACACGTTGCTCCCCATATGACTAATTGTCATTGTGCCGTTAGAAAAAGAATTAGCTTCTGTGAAGTGCATTATAAAGCCTACCGTACTATTTGCGGTCGAGCTGCTTGTGTTAGTGAGTGACATTTGCGATTTATATCCTGATTGTTCGAAACCACTCGAGGTCCCTAACTGAACAAGAATATGGTTGGCTCCTGTGATGGATATTTCGTAAAACATGATTGTTATTCTTTTAGCCCAACTAGGGATGCCAGTATAAACAACAGAGGCAGTGCTTGCCGCAACACCAGTCATAAGTGTCATTGGCTGCGATAGCTTGGCCGGCGTAACAATTCCATTGGCAAGCGTAGTCGTCACATTCCCACTTGCGTCTACGGTTAGAATATCCGCTGTAGTAGCTCCACTATTACCCCTCGCCAGCTTGATTGTGCCATCGGGTGAGGATGGGACGGAGAGGGTGAAGTTTTGGGTGGCTGTTGATGACTGGCCGATTTGGACTGAGTTGGCTTTTAGGAGGCTCATGGTTTTTGTGGCCAGACAACCGATTCTGGGTCGCTGAACGTTTGTGGGATATTCCTAAGGGCTTGTCTGTACTCGGCCCAGACATTCTTGTCCGCCGTTGAATCCTGTAGTTGCGTCCAATCCGACTGGGTTAACAACATATCTCTTTTTAAACGTACCGGCTTCCACGCCTCTTCGGTTTTAATTTGCTCCCAGGCGGATAATACCTCTTCTTCCGTGGGCTTTGGCGTGTTGGAAAGCCATTGGATGGACTCATACGTGTCTCCACATATAAACTCTTCTCCATTTCTTAAATGCAAAAGACATGCGGTTATGTTCATGAGGCTATCTCCATCAGAGTAATCGAGGACGGGGATCGCACTGCATATGCGTTGTTTGCTCCCCCGTAGCTCATATTAAAATAAAGCGGATAACTGGCGTTGTAGGTGGATCCTTGTATTTTATACGTTACGGACGTTGTGGAGCCTGGACTGTCAAGACATATGATCGTTCTTCCCGTCTGCATTGAGCTTGCCGCGTCGTACACATCTGCTGCGGAGGTGCTGACAGTACTTAAATACGAGTCGCCAAGATGAATATTTGAAGAATTTCTTTGAAGTCGTAAAAATCCGTTTGTTTGACACCCTGAGTTTACAACCGCAAGAACAAGTATTTTATTTGAAGAGGAAGCGGGGGTTATAGACGCGGACAACACACCTAGATCCACAAAGGACGTTGAGGCATACGAAGCCGCGGAAGTCACAACGGTCTGGACTACCTGGAGTGCGGCGCCCGCACCAAAGTTTGAGCGAGCTGCCCCAGACGCTAGGTCAGCAGCCGTGACACAAGCGTCAGGCAATCCCCCTGCGGAGATGCCAGTTATTGTTCCAGTTCCGTTGATTGAGATAGGCATATTAAACCACCGTCCAAACCCCGCCGGTCGGGATTGTTACAGTGACTCCTGTGTTCACGGCGATCGGGCCAGCCGACACTGCATTCTTATTGCTGGTCATCGTGTAGTCTGTTGTCACGGTTTGATCATTCTCCCAGAAAATTTTATCAGATCCACCCCCGACAGCCCCTGCGGCTATGGTGATCGCGTTGGATGTAACCGATGTCACCCGACCTTTTGCGTCTACGGTGATGGTTGGAATGGATGAAGTACTTCCGTAACTGCCAGCTGTTACACCTGTAGAAGCCAAGGTAGCCGTTCCGGTAACGTTTGCCGTACCGTTAAAAGAACCGGATGTATAAGAGACATCGCCTGTAATCCCGATTGTCCGTCCGGTAGCCAGGGCCGTAGCCGTAGCGGCGTTGCCCGTACAAGAGCCAGCAGAACCGGATACGTTTCCAGTT